AATAATATCGCCAGGCTTTACAATCACTCGCGCGACGGACTCATGCGTGGCGAAGGTGCAGCTGCAGTTAATGTTCTGGCATTGGTGATAGCGCTCTTTGGTCGCTTCACTCAGGTAACGGCTGGAACGAGTATGGGCCACGCTACCGCAAAGTGGACAGTGCATCATAGTTGAATCCCTCTTTCGACTGCATCAGGTTATATGACTTATAATAGCCCATTAACTTGCAAAAGCAAGATTAAAACTCAAATGAAAATCAGGATTCGATGATGGCGAATTCAACCCGCTGAGTCAGCACATCAAGAGCGATTTTGGTGACATAACCACTGCCGTTTAACGTGTGAACCACCGTATTGATTATCCAACTTTGCTGGTCGATGGCCTCTTTGAATCCACGTACCTGAATGGGCATCTCCGGATAAAGTTCGGGTCGCCCCATTGCCAGATTAATAGAAAACTGCACGCTTCCCTGTTGGATGCGTTCCCACTGTGCCTTGGCTGCCCGCATGGCGCTCTCTCTGTTGGCATAGACCCTGGGCAAAGTGAAAACGTTGTTGCTGTCCCCCTCAAGATAGCTGGGGCTCTCTGCGCCGTCGGCGGCACCATTTTGACGTTGTACCGTCAGCTGCTGCGGTTGGGCGTTCTCGGTATCTTGCCATTTGGCGCGAACGCCGGTGTAATTTCCACGATCGGCCAGGTTAAAATAGTGCTGGTCGCCGTCGTTACGCTGCAGGATAAGCGGTGCTATGGGTTTGCCTGAAACTGTTTGCCCTGAGCCAGGGATGAGAAACAGCAGCCGCTCATCTTTGATGGCTGCCACCGCGCCATTCATGGCGGCCAGTCGGGTCATAAATGCGGCATCTGTTTCTTGAGTCTGGTCTATGTGGGATATCTTTATTTCGGCCAGTCCCGCCGCCAGCGTGTTACCCATGCGGTTGCGATTCGCTATCTCATTGACGATTTCTCCCAGGGTTTTGTCATGGTAAGAACGATCGCGAGCAGTATTCATCGAACCTCTAAAGTCGACGCTGCGGGCGCGCAGGGTGAGTTTGTCCGGCGCACCCTGATGCTCGACTTCATCAATGGTGAACTTGCCCTTATTGACTAACCCCTGGCCTTTCCAGCCCAGCTTCAGAGTAATTACCTGATTACGCGCCGGCATCACCACTTGGCCATCGGCATCGTCAAGCTCAAGAACCAGCTGGTCGGCAGTGAAGCCCCGATTATCAGTCAGGGTCAGGGATAACAATCGGTGCCTGAAGGTTTCCGTCACGTCCTGCTGTTGCAGAAATAGGGCATAGTCCGGGGCGATTTGCGCCCCGATAGGTAATGGCGTTTGGGTGATCACGACAGCAACCCCCCAATGCGTTGCACGCCTTTCCCTGCCTTGTCCGCCAAATCCAGCGCCTGCTGGCGCAGATCGCCAAACATACTGACCAGTGACTCATCAACGCGCATCAGGTTGATGGTGAACTCAATCTGCCGGGCGCTGCCGTTAGAGAAAAGCTGGGTTTTGGTTTCTGCGATGCTCTCAATGACATACATGCCATAAATGGTGCCGCTGCCTTCAATTAGTGGCCAGGCTCGTCCCTGGGAAGCCATCAGTTGCAACGTCATCAACGACAGTGCTCCGCCGGTGACTTCCGGCATCAGCATCCCTGTCAGGGTGATTTTTTCGCTATCGGCACCCAAAAACTGCGCGGAAGGACGCTGGCCGATGCGTGCGTTGGTTGGCCAACGGAAACCGCTGCTGCGCTGCATGCTCTGGTAGGGCACGGTTTTCAGCATAAAAACAAACATGCCGAGGGTAAGCATCATGGTTTTTTCTCCTCAATTAACTCATTCGGCTGCGAGCATCTGCGGCCTGACGTCGCGTCAGCAACTCAAATTGCCGCGCGACTTCACGACCGATATCTTGCTCACTCTGGCCGGGGCTGGCGGTAACATTGATAGTGACTGACGGGATTTGGATCTGCATTGTGGGTGAAACCGGTACCGGTGAGGCCGCCATTACCGGGGCACTGAGCGACAGCAATGCCGCCGACATCGCTGCCGTACGGCGACGACTGGTCACCTGTACCGGACCACCGATCAGTTCCGGGCCGTTTTCACCCACAAGGCCAAATTGCCCGGCAGGAATATTCCCACCGGAATCAAACTTGCCTGCGAACGAGAAGCTATCGTCGTCATCTTGATTTTCGGTATGGCCTGCAGCGCTGCTTTTATTGCCAAATGACATCCAGTCGGGGAGCCAGTCAGTCAGCGATATGAATTTTTTTATCCAGCTATCAAGGGTGTCCGTGATGTACTTCCCCATTGCTTTGCATCCAGCAGAGATGCTCTCCCACAGATTGCTAAAGAAGGGCGCCAGCTTGTCCCAGTTTTCGATCACCGCAAAAGCCGCAATGGCAATCAAGCCGACAATGGCCAGCAAGGGGTTGGCCATTGCCATGCGTCCCAGCCAAATCATGGCTTGCCCGGCTTTGAGGATTGCACCGTTAATGATGGTGAACCCCTGGAGTACTTGAGTGGCGACTAGGCTGACGCCGCTAAGCCCACCAAGCAATAACGTGAGTCCGCCGGCGACCTGCAACAAGGTGCTGGCCAATGCGGGGTTACTGGTCACCCAGGAATTCAGTTGCACCAACCATTGCGTCGCCGTTTGGGTCAGATCCCGCAAGGCTGCACTTTGGCCGGAAAACAAATTGATCCGCAGGCTGTCCCAGGAGGCAAACAACTTTTGGATGTCCCCATCCAAATTGTCGCCTTTGACGGTGACCAAATGCTGCGCGGCACCGCCAACCTGGTTGGCCTGCAGTTTTTCCCTGCCTGCTGGGGCAATTTTTTGCGCAGCAGTGAACAGGTCGATCCCTGAGCCTCCTTTGCTTTTCAAGGCTGCACCGACGGACTGTACCGTCATGCCATATTGGCTGCTGGCTAGTGCCAGCACATCGGCAATGCGATCGAACTGATCGGCGGGCAGATTAAAAGCGCTCTGCACCGCGGTCATCGCCTCCACAGTCTCATTGACGCCGCTGTCTGTGGCATTCGACAGCCTGAGCGCGGCAGGTGATGCCCCCATGATTTCATTGGCACCCACGCCTTTTTTAGCCAGTGCCGTTTGAGCCTGGATTGTTTTATCCGGTGAGGTGCCAGATTGGCCAATACTGCGTGCCTGCTGACTCAGTGCGGCGAGTTGCGGATCGGATTTATCCAGCTTGAGTTGCGCCTGCAATTGAGAAAGCTGTTTTTCGAAATTAACACCTGGCGCCAGCAGCCGGGCTCCGCTGACGGCGGCCGTTTTGGCGATGGTGAAGCCCGCGGCACTAGCGTTGTTTATTTTGCTGAGGTTTTCACGGCGAGTCTGATTGGCGGCATGTGCGGCGCTGAATCTCTGGCCGGTCATCACCTGCCGTTGGTTTTTCATCGAGACAATAGCGGCATTGGCATTGATTTTTTTGTCGCGAAGCTGTCGTTGCTCGTTGCTGAGTGACTTAAGATTAATGCCTTGCCTGGTCAGGCTATCGCGCTGGTTACGATCGATGGTTTTGAGCAGTCCGTGCTTTTTCTCCAAAGCGCTAATAGTTTCCGCCACCAGCGCAACTTCGTTATTCATCTGTTGGGAATGTTGACCCGGCGAGCTACCTTTTGCCAACGTTTCAAGCACGGAATATTTTTTCCGCGATTCTGTTAATAATTTATTGGTTCTAACCAGTTCCTGATTATTTTTCCTGAATGAATCGATGCCATTTTCCTGCTGATGCAGGATTTTCAGGTTTTTCTCCGCACGTCGAATATCATTACCCAGCATGTTGTATAGACTTTTATTACCAAGGGGTTGACGCAACTGCTTCATCAGAGCGTTGGTCTGTTTTTCGATCGCTTCGAGCCCTTTGATTATCTCGCTTTGTGACTCCAGCTCCTGCCCGCTGCTACTCATCTGTTTTTACTCCACTACGTTGAAGGGCCTTATAGCGCCAGTCCATCAGCTCGGTCAGCGTCATGCCGTTCATCTCCGAGGGCGGCCAGTGAAAAATCACTGCGATATCCGCCATCAGGTCGTCCACGGTCAGAACGGGGTCGATGTTTACTCGGCCGATTTCGGTGACAAAAAACCGATCACCTGGCCGGCCAGCGCAATCAGGTCCGGCAGTTCCAGACGGGCGCACTCTTCTTTGGTCAGGTTTGGATAGGTCACGCGCGGCAGGATGGTGATCAGGGCGTCGACGTCGGCGTTGGCCAGCGCCGCCAGACCGATACCGCGCAGGCTACCTGCATTCGGTTTGGTGACCTGTACTTCACGGATCTCGCTGTCGCCGCGTTTGATCGGGGTTTCCAGTACAACGGTATTTTCTGGGGATGCATTCAGTTCCATGGGGGTATCCAATTATTGTCAGGGGAAACAGGGCCAGCACCAAGGCTGGCCATTGAAGTGATAATTACAGGCCGATAGCGCGGCGGTGTGCCGCCAGCAGATCCACGCCGTCGACTTTTTCGATCATGTTGATGGTATCGATCTCGATCAGCTCTTTGCCGTCGATGCTCAGCTTGAAGTAGGTACAGTCGGTAGAAACCTTGGTCTCGGTGTCTTCGCCTTGTTTGAAGTCGCCGCTGTCGATTTCTTTGTGGCGACCGCGCATGACCACTTCGAGCGCCGATACTTCACCGGTGTCATCGCGCTGGAAAGAACCAGTGAAGCGCAGGGGTACCGCATCGACGCGGCCCCATTGCTTCAGCACCAGCTCATCGATGCCGCCCATGGTCCATTCGACCACCAGCGCATCGTCATCCAGACCGAAGTCCACCGACGCCGCACCGCTCATACCGCCACCGCGGAATTTCTCCAGCTTGCGGGTCAGTTTTGGCAGGGTCATGGCGGAGACCACGCCCATGTAGTTGAAGCCATCGTTAAACAGGTTCAGGTATTTCAGTTTTTTTGGCAGTGCCATGATTCAGGTCTCCTTAGCTGTTCACGGACGCGGCGAAGTTCGCCAGGTAGCGGTCGGTAATGCGCTGACGCAGGGTCAAGTCTTCCAGCGGCGGTACCGGGGTGTAGTCGTAATCGATAAACAATTTGCCGGCCTTCAGGGTTTCCTTATCGTTGGCGCTTTCGTCATACCAGCAGTCGCCGTCAATGATCAGCCCGGCGGATTTCAGCTCGCGGAACTTGGCTTTGATGCCGTCGATCATGTCGCGGATCAGCGTTGGCGTCACCGGGCGGTCAACGGCCCACAGATGCGCTTCTGCCATGGTGTCAGCCAATACCTGCGCGGTGCGGGTGTAGTTTTCGAACTGGAATAACGGATCGTCGGAACAGGTGCGTGAGCCCCAGAACTTGAAGCCGTCTTTGCGGATCAGGGTGGTCACACAGCCCTGGTTTAGCAGGTCAGCGTCGGTGCCGACGGTTTGCAGATCCCAAAATACGCTGGCCGAAATACCGCTGACGCCGTTGACGCCGACGTTGGACAGAGTCTTATGCCAACCCGTTTCCTGGTCAATTTTGGCGCGCAGACCGAGTGCCCGAGCGGTGGCGTAAGCGATATCGCTGCTGTTGGTGGTGGTGTTCCAGTTAACAAAGTCCGGCCAGATCAGCATCAGTTCGCGTTGGCTGAAGCCTGCGCGGTACTTGATGGCGTCGGAAACGGTTTTGCAGCCGTACGCGCTGATATAACCGAAGGCGCGCAGTTGCTGGCAGATACCGGCCAGTGCGGTAGCGACTTCCAGGTTGTCGTGGCCTGGCACCCCCAGAATGCGTGGCTTCACGCCCAGCTCGGCCTGTGCTGCCAGCAAGGCTTTCATGCCGGTATATTTACCGTTCTCATCAGCGCCGCCAATGATATTGGAAGTGGTTTCAGCCTCGTCTTTGCCTTCCGCCACGCGTACCACGACGGTGACCGGTTTGGCCTGCTCGGCGATCGCCAGCAGCGAGCGTGCCAGGGTGCCATTCTTGCCGGCCTTGCCACTGGCGGCCAGAACGTCAGTGATCAACACCGGAGTGTTGAGGGGGAACAGGGTTGCATCGGCATCTTCTGCAGTACAAACCATGCCAATAATCGCCGTCGAGACGGTGGAAATTACGCGGGTGCCTTCGTTGATTTCGAGGACACGCACGCCGTGGTGATAATCACCCATAGCATTACTCCGTTTGTGGTTGGTAACAACAGAATGCCTTGCGTGACGGAGGGGTGCATCTCATTGGGTATGTATGAGAACTGGTACAACAGCAGGAAAATCAAGATAAAAGAAACGCCCCGGGCGGGGCGTTGAATGTGTAGTTATTGCGGTGGCTGTGGCCAGTCGATGTCTGGGGCGGTGCCAGGATCGACACGGCTAAGCAGAACGCGATAGGTTTTCCAGGCGGTTAACCGCTTTTGCTCCTCTGCACTCGCCATGCCTAACTCGACGGCATCGTTAAGTGTTGCTATTTGAAGCGTGGCCTGTTTAATCAAATCCTGTTTTTTATTCAGTGCTTGTTGCTGCAATTCTGCGTATGAATACTCCCGAAGCTTAACTTGTGCTCCGTCAAATACCCAAAGACCATTAATATCAGCATGTTCAGGTAATTTTTCTACTTCTGCGACGCTCATGTTTTCCGGAAAAAAACCAGACACATCAAAATGCCCATCAGCATTCGGTTTGTTGGAGATTGAGCGAATGATGCCATTCAGATCATACATTATCTTGATTGTGTCATTGCGAAATGTCTTTTGGCATTCATACCAATCATCGCCGCTGTCAGACTTTAAAAATAAAACACCATGCGAGGCAGCCAGTAACTTTTGCTCTGTACTTTCAGGCTCAGTCAGAGTGAAGTTTTTTATGTTCTTCATTTTAAACGCTCCAGACGGTAACCCAGTTACCATTAATATGCTTTTGCAGAGGGCGACGGTAAATTACATCTATGTACTCATCTCTATTATTATTCGCTGCCCCAGTCAGCACGTAACCTGCGCTATCAATATACCCTGCACCATTCCAGGATGCTGCGTTTTCTACATTACCAAGGCGAATATCTCGTACAAAGTTTTGATTAAGGTAGTTAGATAAATAGCCACCCCAGATACTCCCGTTTATATCACCATTGGTTTGATAGGCCGCACCCGAAGCGAATATTGTACCATTAGCGCGAAACTCGCCGTTGTTGCGGAAAGTGAACCAGCCATCAGCACCACCGTTAGCCACATGAATGCCAAGTTCATGATAACTCCCGATTTTTTCACCATGGTAAATGTCGGAACACAGATCCCCCTGGCCTTGCAGGCGGAGACCATTGGTTTGCCTGACTCCGTCTGTGAGGGTCATATTCCCATACTTGGTAATAAATTCACGGCTATAGAAATTAGGAGTACCATCAATGTTAATTTTACCGCCGAACCAAATGTCGCCGGTTGCGCTCAGTTTTCCATTGACATAATACTCAGAACCATGGAAAGACAGCACGCCTTTATTATCATTAACTAATCTAGTATCAAAATCACCTGCGCTATTATCATAATGAAAATCTATATATGGAGTTGGTCCGTAAAGTTCAACACTAGCCTTGGCTGTAAGTCCACCTGAAATGGTGGTTGTGCCATTCACCGACAATGATGGAGTGGTCAGCCCTGACTTTGTTTCAATGGAGCCATTAACCGTCAGGCCGCCGGTTATGGTATCTCCACTCTGTTTGACAAACTTGCCATCTGCTTCGGCTTTGCTATAGGCCCCCACATCTGCCGCCGTAGGCTTATTACCCGAGTGATAAAACGTATAAGGTTTACCTGCGACCAGTGTTTGCGGGTTGGTTTGCGATATGATAATTGATGGTACATTACTACCGCCCAGTAAAACGGCATTTGGATAGGTTTGATTACCCAGCATGACCATATTATTTTGCGCGCCAGCAGCATCCAGGCCGTATATCCCCGTTTTATAGCTCATTCTTACCAAACCGGTGATATCACCACCGCTCAGTGGCAGACGCTTTTTAACTTCGTCATTAACCGCTTTCACCGCTTTTGGCGTCGCTGCCAGAGTTTCGCTGTTGCTGTTGCTGTCGCTGCTCAATTGAGTAAACCCTTTGGCCAACAGGGTGGCATCCGGGTGGTTACGTGAACGGGCATGCTCGGCGATAGCCGCATCCAGCGTATCGCGGGAAACCAGCACGGCGGTTTTGTCCGCCACGATCACTGCGCTGGCGTCACCTTTGATCAGCAGGACCATGCGAACTACCTGAGTACGACCGGCACCTTCAGCCAGCAATGGCTTGTAAGTGTCAGGAGTATTGGCCACGGCCACCAGCACGCCATTTTTATCGTACAGCCCCAGTTCGCGGATCCACCAGCCGCCAGTATCTTCCGGGATCACCTGCTCGGCGATCACCTGGTTGCTGCTGTTGGCGTTAACCTGCAGGGAATTGAGTGCGGCGCGTCGTTTCTCGTTCACCAGTTTGGTTTGGTTTTCGCTGGGCAAAGTGGCTGAGCCACCGCCGTCGCCGACCGCCATCTGGGTGATCTCCAGCTTCTGGCCGGTTGCCGCGGCGTTAGCCAGCAGCGCTTTGCCCTGATCGGTGAGCAGGGCGCGGTATTTTGCTGTCATGTCGTTGCTCTCTTCTGTTTGTCGGCCG